CGACGTGTAGCAAGCTTTGGAGAATAAAACGGAACCTCTTCTCCTTCTTCATCCTTGACTTCTTCAGGTGTAATAGTAATTCTCTCTTTTCTTTTAAATTTATCAGGGACAGGTGTGAGATTAGGATATACATCAATAACTTCGAGCATATCAGGATGTACTAAAATACCTGATTGATCAAAACGACCTGGAGCAGTTTCCCTACAAACCTCAACGTTAACTGAACCAGCATCATCTGTATTGCCTGCGCCGAGAACAGCAGGGTAAACATTTGTAATATTCTTAACTCTTAGAGTATCACCAGACTTCATATACTCTTCAATTTTCTTACGAATTTCTTCTGAACAATTTGTATAAAAATCATGGGTATGTGCGTCATCTTTAAACTTAACAATGTCACCGACAAGGTATCCACCGCGGTTTAAGCGATCCATAGTGCTCTCATAGAGTCTTAAGAACTTTTTCTTCATTATATTTATTTATGCTGCAATGATTGGTTTTTAAAGGGATAGGATGTCTATAAATAATAATGTGGCGATCGTATTAAAATCTTTAACTAAAAATCCGGTTTTAACCAAAGGATTTACATATTCAGATTTACATTTAGATTTACAATACAAATATCTCGTAAATCATGAATTACAACGTGAATATGAGATTACCGATATTGTTGTAGATTATGATCTTGGAGCTATAAGAAATTCTATTGTCAATATGTTTCTTACAATTCCAGGTCAAAAAATATTAAACCCATATTTTGGATTGAATTTAATTCGATATGTCTTTCAACCTTGTGATGAGGATACAGCTCATCTAATTGGTCAAGAAATACAAAACGGTATTACAACATTTGAACCACGTGTACAAATTAATACTATCCGTGTCATAGCTCAACCTGACTCAAACACTTTTCAAATTACACTTATAGTGAGCGTACCTACTTTAAACAATGCTAGCTTCCAGATAGTCGGTACATTAAGTAATTCAGGATTTTACATTAATTAACCATGGCAACATCATTAACAACAGCTGCAGTTGCAGCACTACCACCTCCACAACAGCCACAAAATCAATTTAATGATTTTAACTTGCCTATTGATGGTTATGCAGCTTTCGATGCATTAAGTCTTAAAAGTTTAATTATTAATAGACTAAACGCAAACAATATCATTACCGATCAAAATTTTGAAGGTAGTAATCTTTCGTCTATTATCGATATTATTGCATACGCCTATCACGTTCTTTTGTTCTATCTAAACAGAACAGGCGCTGAAGCTACATTTACGACAGCTGAGTTATATGACAACATTAATAAAATAGTAAAACTAATTGGCTATAAACCAATCGGTGCACAAACTAGTATATTACCATTTCAAGCTGTTGGAAACTCTCTACTAGCACCAAATCTTTATACAATTCCAAGATATAGTTATGCATCTGCTAATGGAACGGTATTTTCTTTTAATTCTGATACCACGTTCCCAAAAAATACAACAGATATAGAAGAGTTAACTGAACTAGAAAATAACACAGTATTATATCAAGGTAGATACACAGAATATCCTTTATATACAGCAACTGGAGCTCCGTTTGAAATACTTACACTTACTGTTGTTGACTCCAGTGGTGCTAATACTATTATTGATCATTTTACAATTGATGTCTATGTAAAAAATAATACTCTTTCTACACCACACTGGGTTAAATGGTCACCTGTACAATCTCTTTTTCTTGAACACTCAAATGCAACAGCTTATGAAATACGATTAAATGAAAACGGTCGTTATGAAATCAAATTTGGTAATAATGTAACGGGTCAACAATTAAATCCTGGTGACCAGGTTGCTGTTTATTATATAACATCTGACGGCACTAGCGGTCAGATAGGAGCTAATCTATTAAATGGTAGCAATATATTTCTCTACAGCACACCACAATTTAGTGCTATACAGAATGATACAACACCTGTAAATTTAAACCTATTATCAGCACCACAATTAAAAAACATTAAACTCTCTAATATAGACCCATCTACACCGTTTATAGATAGGGAAAATGCTGACAGTATTAGAACAAATTCTAGTAATACGTTTCAATCACAATATCGTCTTGTTACAGCTAGTGACTATCAATCATATGTACAAAATAATTACAGTAATATAGTAGCGTCATGTCGTGTTGTTAATAATTGGGATTATATACAAGGTCATTTAAAGTATTATTTTGATCTTGGTGTTTCGTCACCTAATACACAATCACGTGTACTATATAATCAGGTTAAATTTGCTGATACAACAAATTTTAATAATATCTATATATACGCTGTTCCTAACTTATCAAAAACAACTACACTTACCTCACGTATAAACTATTTAAACGATTCACAAAAACAACTTATTTTAAATAGTATTCAAAATACTCAACTCGTTACAACTGAAGCAGTTATAAATGATCCAGTTTATATGCAAGTAGATTTAGGTATTAACATACCTAACCAAGCTCCAAATCCTAATATTTCTAAGTATACAAAGCTTGTTATTACACGTTCACCAACCGCGAAGCAAAACGCGAATACTATTGCACTTCAAGCTGCTAATATTATTTCAAGCTATTTTGCTACAACAAAAGATAATCTCGGTCTACTCCTAAGTGTAAGTACATTAACAAATCAAATATTACAGATAGGCGATATTACTAATATTCAAACTGTCGCGACAGTCTCTAACGGTATTACAAACAATACATATACCGTACCTGGCATTAACTTTGTATTATTTAACCCTGTATATCCATACAATGATGTTACTATTGTTAGCCAAGATACACAATTACCGTATTTTAAATTTCCATATTTAAATGACGCATCAAACTTTGTTAACAAGATATCTGTTATCACACCTACCATACAATCACTTGTAACTTCATAAAATGGCCTATAGTATACAGTATAATAATATACAGTTTAATGTTACAGACTATACAGGTTCTAATACACTTAGTACCTATACTCTTGATATTACACCTCTTAATTTTATACCTAATTTCTCAACGTCGAGTTTACTTTCATCAGCACAAAGTATTTCAAATAATCTACTACACTGGGATTTTGGTGACGGTTCGTTTTCCACAGGACTCACAGCGAGCCACGTCTATCAATGGCCAGGTAACTACAACGTTACTTTAACTATTTACGATGGAAATGGTGATGCGTATGATAGTTCATACAATCCTACTATACAGGTTTATGATTTTGTTCCTACATCATTAACCTGGCAAACATACCCTTTAACCGCGTTAAACGCAAAGATAATGGGTCCATTTATCGTCAATACATTTAATAGTTGGCAATCATACCCTGCATTAAGTGCAACAGGTTATACGATAAATTTTTACGCTTCTGGGGCTGGTGGTGATTATATAACCTCAAGTCAATATTATAGTAATAAATGGTCGCATTTACGTACACTAAATCAGTTTCTTGCAATTGAAAACCTTTTTAATAACACGCAGTATGTGGCTGTCGATTCACTTTCTACTATACAAACTGTAATTTACGCTAATATACAAAACAATCAGTTACAGGTATGTGGTCCTAACGATATTGGTGCTACTATTGTAGGCACGTCAGGTTATTGTCAGGTATATTATACTGATGATTCTATAAAAGATGTACTTGCTGATTCACCTACCTATCTTTTTGCAACCATAGATTCATCTAAATTTCAAGATACATTTACCCAACGTACAAATTTATACAATTATGTCAGTTACCCAGAAATAGGTTATCAAAACCTAGCGCCTGCTGTTATTTCCATTCAACGAAATAGTTCATACTACTCACCCGCTACTGCAATCGCTATCTCTACAACTGGTATAACTGGTGAGGGTACAATATCTAATTCTGTATCTTCCATTTTTAACATACCAACTATTTGCTGGCAGGATACACAAATTCCTTATGTTATTACACTTAAGGATATTAATAACTTTACAACTAAATTCTATCCACCGTTGTCCTCATCAACTGCCAACACAAGTGTAACAGGTATAACAGCTAATAATGTTCAAACTGGTATTATATATTATGATAATTACGGTAACATGAATCCACTACCTGGTGTTACGTTTGTTGAGGACTTTATAACACCAGGCGCTGTACAACAGCTAGGTAGTTTTTATAAGGGATATTTCTCATCTGCATACCCTTCACTAAGTTGTGCTCTTACAGCATCTGTAATATTAATTGATCCTCTCTCTGGTTACCCTGTATCGTTATCTGCAGTATCCAATACTTTCAATATCTACACGTCTGCTGGACAATACAATATTGCTAAGATTAATGAAAACTGGGACATGGCAGGTTATTATAAGTCCTTACGCTTTCAGGAACCACTTTTAGGATACGATAATTTCTTTACAGATTTTCTTGGTACAATTGTCGGTGATATTAATTCGTATCCTTATGAGCTCGGTAAAACAATATATGAAAAAACGAGCAATTTTGTTAGCAACAAATCAGATATTGAATATTCCAACGTAGATGCACTATTATCATTCTGTCAAGAGTTATCTATTCAATTTGAACAATATAATTATAACTATCCACCGCAGCTAAGACGTATTGTTGATTTACTGTCTATTAAACAACAAAAACTATGGGGCACGCCTAATACATATAATACAAATTTTAATAATAATATTGAAGTATATACTGATAGGTCGTTAGGATTGAATTTAGGTAGTCTAATAGATCCCATAACTGGCGTAATAACTGTAGACGTACCAGTTATTGCGAATGAACTATTCTCAGGAAAGTACACACTCGTTAATACTGTTAGTAGTTATTATTTTTCAGCTTCAGCTTTAACACTCTCTTCTTATACACCAGATTGGGGATGGGGACTAATAGCTCCAAATAGTACATTAGGTACAGCTATATCTGCTTATTATAATTTTTATTCTTACAAGAATACACCAAATAATACATTTTACGATAATCTTATTAATTGGTCAGACACACTTACTACTCTCCTTTCAAGTCAAAGTTCATACAATGCATGGAGCAGTGATAATGGTATCATGCAAAATATTGTAAGCTATGAATTAACGAAAGGATTGAGGTTATTTACTTCAGCTATTCAGATAGCATTAACTTAATAAATTTATAAATAAAAGATAACCCATGGATCAAAACAATAGAGAAAGTACTTTTGGTAGAGAGCTGATGAAATATGTCTCAGCTAAACTTCCATACCAGACTTATAATGCTGCAGATAAGATTAATGAGTTAAATCCAAAATATTCTCTCTTTTATCAAAAAGGATCTGATAAACAAGGTGCATTAGTTCGTCAGTCTGTATCTTCCTCTATATCAACTACTGATGATCAGTACGCCAACGTTCTACAGAACAAGGATTATCACGACTTCATGTACGCCAATATCCAACCGGATAAAGGACGTAGATTGATGGATTATCGAGTAATGGCAGCTTTCTCAGAAGTTGCTGATGCATTGGATGAAATTTGTGATGAATTTATTAACAAAGACGAGCATGGTGAGATTGTAAAATTAAGATTTATTGATGTTGATTTATCTGATTCTCAAAAAACTAAGCTTAAGCGTGAATTTCAAAAATATATCGGTTACTTTGATTTTGAAAATCGTGGCTGGGAGTATTGTCGTCAGATTCTCGTAGATGCAGAGCTATATT